TGTTGATATCAACTCACTGGCCGGGGATTCCGTGCCAGTCAGCGCGGATATATCGCTATCCGGTGAAGGGGCAAAACCCAGCGGATCGAACCGGATAACATACCGAGTCCGATACGGATACACCGAAAACGCGCCGGACACGGCAACGATTGGAGCATAAGAATGGAAATTGAAATTCTGGAAGATATTCAGGTTTCCGGCGAGTCCCACGGGGCAGGCTCGCTTTTGGAAGTGACGCCCCAACTTGCGGAGAAGCTGATCCGGCGTGGTTATGCCAGGATTCCGGAAAAGCCGAAACCCAAAACCAAGCCTAAGAAAGGATAATTTATGACAACTTTTACTGGCGTCGCTGGCCTGGTGCATTGGGACGGCGACAATATCGGAGAACTGACGTCGTTCAGTTTGGACGTCAATCATGAACCCGTCGAGGACACCGTGATCACGGACACTTCGCGCAGCTACCAGGCAGGGATTGTTAATTGGTCTGGAAGCGCAGAGGTCATGTGGTCCGACGACGACACCGGACAGGTCGCAATGTGGACGGAACTCTTAACCCCCGTCGTCAAGGAAATGATTTTCTATCCGGAAGGAAGCACAAGCGGGGATATTAAGTGGACCGGAAATGCATTCATAACAAACCACAGTCTGACGAGTTCCACGAATTCGATGGTGACAATGTCAATATCGTTTCAGGGATCGGGCGCACTGGCTAAAGGAGCAGTTTCCTAATGAATCCACTTGACGGGATCATTGGTCACTACAAGAACCAACTTGCCGGAGGACTCGGTTTCGTCGATGTGCCGGAGTGGGGGTCTGACGATCAACCACTCCGGATCTGGTTCAAGTCGGCGACCAATCCGATGACCCAGGAAAAGCTGGCGAAACTGTTCAACGAATCAAAACCGATTGAGGCGGCAGTTGAGGCGCTGATCATCCGCGCATTGAACGAGGACGGGACCAGGATGTTCAAGCCCGGACACCGCGTGCAGTTGATGCGTGAATGCGACGTCGATGTTCTGATCCGCGTCGTCGGTGAAATTAATAATTTCCAGCAAGTTGACCAGGATGAAGTCCTGGGAAACTGAAAGACGATCCAGACCTCTATTTTTATTTCCAACTCGCGGAGCATTTGCATTTAACGATTGACCGCGTTTATGCAATGAGCGAAGCAGAGATTCAGGGCTGGGTCGCGTATTTCAAGATTAAAGCTGAACGGCAAAAATAATGCCATCGACAACCATCCAAATTCGGGCCGAGGACAAAACCAAGGCCGCGTTTCGTCAGATCAATAGCCGAACAGAAAAGCTCAATAGATCGTTTCAGGGGCTTTCTACAAGTCTCGGAGGATTGAAAACCGCATTCGTCGGGATGATTGGCGTTGGCGCACTAGGTAAATTTACGAAGGATATTCTGACACTCGGCGACCGTTTGCAAAAAGTTTCGCTTCAGACCGGACTTGCGGTTGAAGAACTGGAAATCCTGCAATTCGCGGCGAGCCAGTCCGGTGTTGCGACCGATGCGTTTAATACGGCCCTTCAAAAGTTTTCCAGGAATATCGGCGAAGCGGAGCAGGGAACCGCAGCGCAAAAAGAAGCGTTTGAATCCCTCGGCATTTCCATCACGGATTCAACGGGCGGGCTGAAAGACACCTCGGCGCTGTTTGCCGAAGTCGCGGAAGCATTATCCGGGGTCGAAGCTCCGGCAACCAAGGCGGCTACCGCAACGGATCTGTTTGGACGTGCCGGGATTGAACTTCTGCCGTTATTGAACACGGGAGCCGCTGGGATTTCCGGATATGCGGAAACAATCCGTAACGCTAACGGAATCATCGGGACCGATGCCGCGAATGCCTTTTCTAAGTTCAATGACAAACTCGATGTCCTGCAACGCTCATTCCGGGGGAAGTTGGCGCCGGTCCTGACCGCAATTCTTCCGGCGCTGACGATGTTGGCGGAAAATCTCGACACCATTGCAAAGTTCGCAGGAATCGCCGCAACCGCGTTCCTTGTCGCTAAGATTCCGGCGGCTTTTATTGCGATCACGGTGGCAGTTAAGGGACTTACTCTCGCAATGGCGGCAAATCCGCTCGGACTGATTGCAACCGGACTTGCAGCAATCGCGGTTTATAAAGGTGACGAAATCATGGACGCTTTCGGATTTGCAAAAGAAGCTCCGAAGGAACTGGAAAAAACCAATACCAAACTGGAAGATACCGCAAAGATTCTCAAGGACGTTTCCAAGGCCGAGAAAATCCGGACCAAGACGGCTGAATCATTTGCAAAAACCACGAAAAAAGACGTGGTTCCGAATCTCAAGAAACTGGAAAAAAGCCTGAAGGATTCCAACATCCAGTTTAAAAACATCCGGGGCCAGGAAGGACTTGGCGGGTTACAACTCGCATTCCTCGAATTCTTCGGTGACGTCCAAACCCACGCGCTCAACTACCTCTCTGATGCGTCGGCAATTGTCAGCAAACACCTCGCGACGATCAAGCAGGATTTCACCGAAATGATTACGGGTTTGCAGAATCAACTCGTTTTCCGTCGCAATGATATTTCCGATGCATTTGCGGATATTCTCGCAGAGTTTGAACGCGAACTTGAAGAAACAAAAATCGATGTTGAAAACATAAACATTGAAATCCCGTCCAGCGCATTTGATTTCACCAACACGTTCGCAAAGGTTCCCGGCGAAATATTCGATTTTACTGCAGTCAATCAAGCAGCGGGAGCAATTGATTCGCTAGTCAAACAGATCAATTCTTATTCGGTAACATCAAGAACGGTTTCAAAACGAGCAAGGTCGGCAGGAGGAACAAACGAGTTAGGAAGACCAATGACAGGGCACCCTTTCTGGGAAAATGAAGTTCCAGCGGGATATCACAAATACGGCACAAGGATGTTGGACTACGACGTTCCATCCATATCGTCGTCTGGAAGCTCAAGCCGGTCATCGGGTCGTTCTTCCATGTCAAGCGGCTCAAGCGCCCTGGAAAGCACCGGAGGAAAAACACCGATCCAGGTGAACATCTACGACGGAACCGGACAAAAAATAAGCGCGTATGATTCCTCGATCCGCGTCGAGATCAACGAACGCGCCAGCCGATACAACGAATTCTCCGCAATGGCGGCTTAAATGGCATTGGAAATCATGATTACGGTCGGCGGATCAGATTATTATTTGAGCGATGAGGGGCATAGCGGCGCAAGTTTCGGCGCGACTTCCGGGAGTCAATACTATTTTCCGTTCGTCGCGGTTCCTCCGCGCCTGACCTGGGGACCGACGACCGGGGGTTATATTTCCGTTCAAATAGGGACGCTTTCGCTGATCAACAAGCCGTATGATTCGAACCATCCGTTTAGCGGGACGAACTACCGCAACCTTTTATCGGATGCTGGATCGACGTCAAACGTCCCGACCATATCTATTAAGGATTCGACGAAATACGCGATATTTGACGGAACGCTGATCCCGCAGCAGATCACCTCGGAAATCATCCGGTTTACCATTGAAGAACCTCGATATGATTTTTATCTGGCAGAAGATACCGTCACCGATTCAGACGGTGATACAGTTATCATTCCCTGGCCTTTCGGTGAAATCAAAGGGCGTCAGCCGTTGATTTACAAAGGGTCTGAGGTTTGGGCCAACGGAACATCGCGACATCCTGGATTCAATAGCACGTCAGGAATAAACATTGTTGAGGAAGGAACGAATTTATATTCCAGTGAATCATTCACAGCGACGGAAATAACCGGATCAGGCGGGACGACGTACGGGGGGAAACAGGTTTCGGTTTCCTTTGGTCAAGGGACCAAACTTTCCGGTGATGTTGACGACTCAGACGACGTTACAGAGTATATGTCAGACTTCCATTATTACATTTCGCGTGATATCGGAATCAATCCATCCTATGGAATCAATAACGACAAAGCCAGCGGTTCCACAAGTCTCGGGATTGCAATTTATCAGACGGAACCAATTCAAGACCTGGATCTGTTTTCGAGGGTTTGTGATTCGGTGAATTATCAGTTTTATATCACAAGAAATCAGAATGCAGGAGAAGCCGGAACCGGAGCAACCACGGTTTATCTGGTGGACCGTGCAAACAATCCAACGGCAACCGTTTTGACTAAAAACGATATTATTGAAAGCACGTACAGGATTACGCGACCCTTGGCCCAGGTTTCGACCTCATTTATCAGCAGGAGTTGGCGCGGGACTCAATTAGCAAATGAAACAATTGATATAGTTTCAAACAATCTTGAATTCGGACGGATCATTAAAAAACCTCAGTATATGATCACACATAAATCCGGCTCAACTTATGAAAATGTAAGTTCGGTCCAAACCACAATGGATGCTATCCGAGACATCGAAAAAAAACCAATCGCCACGGTGACGCTTTCCGGGATTCAAGACACGTACACGCCCGGCGACCGGTTCACGTTCAACCGCGAGCAGGATCAGATCAAGGTTGATATGCTGGCGCGTTCGATTTCGTGGGATTGGGCGAGACGGCAAACGACGTTGAGCGGAGATGCAACCCTTTCGATTTTCGAGGATAGCTGATGCAGATTCTTCAGGATGATTTAATCAGCGCGGTTTCATCGAGCGCGAGCCATTTGAGCGCGACGTATCCGGTTGGAAACGTCCAAGACGACATCCCGAGCTTGCCGTATATTTGCAACGCGACGAGCTGCACGATCACGCTGACGGTTTCCAGTGGAATGCAAGCCCTTTTCCTGTCTGGACTTCAGGCGGATTCGGGAATAATTGAATTAGTAACATCGACAAATAATTCAGGCCAAATAGATATCAATACGACCCCATATTCCAGCCTGTCGGAACTGGCAACCGGATCAAGCCAGCGCATTTCGCCGGAATGGTTTTCCTTCACCGTAGCAACTGCGGCAAATACGATTTCAAGCCCTTACGCGGGCGGAACGATTACCGAGTACACGCAGGGACCGACAACGCTGGAATTAACCGGAGACTTGACCCTGGCGGCGGATTTGGTGTTGACCGATTCGGCAAACTCGATTCAACGGATTTCCACCGGCTCTGCATTGGGCGCTGCAACGGTGACGCTGAAGCTGACGACCTCCACCGACCGGAAGGATTCGCCCGTTTCCGGAAATGCGATTTATCAATGGGACCAGGATTCCGGAGTCGCAGGCCGCTTCGAGGACTCCGCCGGGGCCGCGGTCAATCTAAACAATTTTGCAAATGTGATGATAGGAAGCATTTGCACGATCGGTGGGACCGATTACCAGGTGGCCAAGATCATCGGCGACGGAACCGGAGCCGCAGACGTCGAGCTTTCCGGATCGGCCAGTGATGCGACGGTGACCGCGATCAAACACCCGATCAAACTCGGAATCGCCCGCGCCGGAAGCGTCTTGAATATCGAAAATCCTCAACTCGGATTATCCCGAACCTTCACCGATTATTCCGTCCGTCGGCCCTTGCTGAATGGCGGATATTCGGAAACCCAGCGCAACGTCTGCAAGGGGTTCGACGTTTCCGCGATGTTGAGCGACACCAATGCGCAATCATTTGAAGGATTCTATCGGGCGTTCCGGTCCAAACCTTTTCCGGCGATCATCGCCGAGGGATTCGACTCGGGACGCAACGAAAATACGAGAATGGCTGGATTTTATTATTTACGCTCCGCACCGTCGATGGCTTACGCGACACATAGCGGATCGTACACCCAAACTGAATTTCAAATCCACGAGGTAATATGACGAGAATTTTCAAACCGGATTCCGGGCAAGACCTGAAGCTCCAGAACAATGGAGGTACCGGGTCGGTCACCATCACGGATACCGGGGACCTGACCATCGATTCACCAGCAGACATCATCCTCGATGCAGACGGGGCCGATGTCACCTTGAAGGATGGAGGAACCACCTACGGATCCCTGAAACAGTCCTCTGGGGATCTGGTGATTGAACCTGCGAGTAATGAACAAATTGTCCTCAATAAACAGGGAGGCACGGCCGCCCTGACCATTGACACTTCAGGAGACATTGCCTTTTCAGGAACCTTGAACTTGGCAGACGGAGTGGAAGCATCTCCAGCGACGGGTGATATCTGGTTTGCAGACGGGCAATTTCATTTTGCGTCGGACTGGGATTTGCTGACCGGAGTTTGGGCAACGGGAGGCAACCTTGCCACGGCACGTTATGGATTAGCAGGAGCAGGTACGCAGAGTGCAGGACTCTGCATGGGAGGTTCTACAGGATCAAACTCAGTCGTAACGGAGGAGTATAACGGAACGTCCTGGTCCAGCGGAG